CCCTGACTTTCATCTCAACAATAAAACCCGAACCGTACCCACCAGTGTTCAGTGTGGTTAACGTCGCGGAAATATTACCCAGACCAGCATCATCAATTGAACACATAGCAAGCGTTGATCGGGTAGATGCACCGTCATGTTTGTCGTCTAATTCCAGACCAGTATACGCCGCGGCAGTTCCGCTAGTCCCTCTTGTCCCCCACGTTGCGCCTGTTGTCTGATTCCATAAGCACACTATCAGGGAGTCGGTTTCAACAGGCGTAACATCGACACTCATGGAAGAAACATTCGTGTTTTCGGATGTTATAGCTGCTGGCTCTGGGTAGAAAGTGGGAAACCCGCCTGCGCTATACTTGAACACATCAGAGTATGTCCGGCCCCCGTCTGTCCATGTCACATAGTAGTCATCCAGGCCAGCGCCTTCGGCTATTTTCCAGTAAAACGCGCAGCCAGTTATATCGGCCGAGTCTGTTTGTGCGAGAAACTGCCACCCATTGCCTGGGTCGGCGGCAAAGCTACCCCCACCAGACTGTACATTAATCGCCAGAAAAATAAGTTGCCCAGGTAGTGTTGTAGCAGGTGATCCCGTAATCTCGATGTTGCCGGCAGCAGTGCTAGCCGCAACCTCTTCCACACCGATAAAAGGGAAATTAACAGACATTAAGGATAAACTCCCAGATCATCCCACTGGGTTATACCCGCAGCACCAGGCTCCCAGACATTGTTGTCAACGTTGCTGATCCACAGATGGCCAGTGTGGGTAACCTCGTCGTCTATCTGGTACGAATCCTGCGCCCCTGTAGGCTGTATCCACGGCTGCGGCCCTTCGGCCGGGTCACTATACCGCTTCCATAGGGCTGGCGTGGCGGGTGGTGCCCAGGTGGACTCTGTGGTATGCGCTTGGACAACCTCATACAGCACCTCTTTGTACTTGGCGACATAGCCAACATCAACAGTAACCCCTATAGCCCAAAGAGGGTAACTTTCAACCCAAGGTAAGCCGGCGCCCTGCTCCGGCACGGTTAGCTGGGCAAGTATCTGGTCAAGTTGCGCCTCTATGCCCGCCTGATCCTCAAGATCTTGCACCCAGGCTATACAGTTTTCTTCCGTAACTTCTGGGTAGGGGATATCAGCGGGTTGGTAGGTGGGCGGAATGTCGGTACCTCTGGACCTTATTCTAGCAACAACAGTTCCGTCTGCCTTCTCCGCATTCCACGTTACCCTGGTCACACGATCTTGCACACCGTCTTGTGATGTTGAGAAATTTGTTTTTACTATTTGGTAGGTAATCATGGCTGTGGCTTCACAAAATAGATAGTCTGATTGTCTGGTGTGCCTGGCAGTGAATCCACAAGCTCGAATTTTGCCTCCAAGTTTTGCACTCCGGCGTCACTCCATAGACCTTTTACAATGCCGGTATTAGTGGGTGACAGATCGTTACTTATCTCCTGCCATCCGACACCATCTGCCCCATCTGCCCCATCTGCGCCGGGTTCACCCTGGACTCCCTGAATTCCTTGTTCGCCCTGGACTCCCTGAATTCCTTGATCACCCTGCGGTCCTGTTGGACCTTCTGGTCCAGTGGCGCCGTCTGCGCCGTCTGCGCCGTCATTACCAGGCACACCCTGGACACCCTGTATTCCTTGATCACCCCTGGGAATGTCAAAGTCAAAAACCGCCGCCGAACTCGTGCCACTATTAGTGACATTCGCATTGCTGCCGGCAGCAGTCGTTGTCGTTGTTCCGGCGGCAATGGTTGCTGCGTCGCCGGGTAAACCCTGCTCACCTTGCGGCCCTTCTGGACCCTCCGGTCCAACAGTGCCAGACTGCGGACCGTAGTTTACGAAGTACCCCTCAAGCGCCCAGACGATAAGATCGTCAGCAACTACAGCAGTAGACTGTGTTGCACCGGTAGGCTGGACAGTCCCAGAGTCAGTCATGTCATAGGCGTCATTGGTGTTAATCGCACCGGCAGACAACGCATTGATATCATCTACGGTGGCAGAACCTATCAGGTTGTAACCAGACCCGGCATCACCCTGCTCGCCTTGCGGACCCTCCGGCCCTTCTGGACCTTCTGGACCTGTCGCACCAACATCACCGCGAGGTATCGTGAAGTCAAACACTGCGTCCTGTGTGGTTCCAGAATTAACTACTACAGCATTTGACCCGGGCACACCTGTTGTCGTGGTTCCTGCAGAGGCGCTGGCCGCCGCACCGTCCACACCGTCCACACCGTCCGCACCGGTTGGTATCCCGAAATTGAACACCGCGTCTTGTGTAGTGCCGGAATTTGTGACTGTTGCGTCCGACCCCTCTGGCAATGTGGTGGTAGTGCCCACATCGACCGTGGTCGAATCCCCCGGCGGGCCCATAAACAAGTTATTGGGGAAGCGGGTGTTCTGCCCGCCCTTAAGACCCACCACCTCATCGGCTGGGTCAATGTCCGCTGCAGTTTGGAATTCACTGAATTTGATATCCGGCATCAGCTCACGCTCCTTTCGTCCACTATGCTGTTGGTGCCCGGTTCATCGATAAGACTGTCGCCGGATTCCGAGATTATGTACCACACAGCGGCCACGGTTATGGTGGCGGGGGCCGAGTACCCTGTCCCGTGTTGGTTAGTTGCAGCACATCGTACCTGGCCGCCACTCACAAAGCCCGATATGTTCGACACATCCAGCGTGTCCGTGGTGGCGCCCGACACTACCGTGCCATTAGGTTGCACTCCGTCCGTTAGATCCACCCAGGGTGAACTCGACGTGGCGCGAAACTGCCACTGGTACCCAAGTATTGGCGACGGCGGATCGTCAGGTGATACCGCGCTAGCAGTAAACTGCGCGCTCTCGAACTCACCGCCCGACCAATCCACCGGGTGCAAAATGAACACTGGGACGGGGAGTATCGCGCCGCCACGTTTACGGTTACGGCCGCCCTGTATCCGTTTCGACTTCAGCCCGTAGGCCATTATGTCCCGACGTGTGCCCCTTGTTCGGTTACTGCGTTTAGTCACGCGGTTTCCCCAGCCCGTATATCCGGTCAATCACCTCGTCCGTGGTTGACTCCTCTACTGGTGCTGGGTCTCGCACCCTGGCGGGTGTCGGCGTGCTGTTAGTGGCCTGTTGTTGGCGGCGGCGGGCGGCTGCAGCGCGCTGTGCTTTACGGCCCGACACGGTGAATGCGCGTAGTTTCGACTGCTGGTCTGCGATCACGGCAGCATTAGCCGCCGTCACCTCTTGCGTGGTGGGTGCTGACTGCTCAATCTCTCTCGCCTCGAACTGCTCCCGGGTTTTCGGGTTGTTCATGGCCATCTTACTGCGGCTGTCCTGGGTCTCCTCCGGGGGGCGCGAGTCAATCTTGGGTGGCACGAAGACCATGCGCTAGAACTTGCCGCGGTGGTAGGCTTCCGCCCCGCCTTTCATGATGACAGGTTTGCCGCGCGGTCGTTTTGCCACAGACTTTTTGGTTTGTGCGGGGCCGGGGTTACGCCGACCACCTACCTTGGTGCTTTTATCGCTTTTCATGCCGCCCTCACTCGAAGTATTCGTCCGCTGGTGCCCAACTTTCTACATCGCCGTATTCGTTTTCCCATCCCTCGTCAAACAGCGCGTCACCTTCCCCAGCACCCAGTAACATGTAGTGCAATGCCTCGCACACGTGGCTGGTTGGGCCCTTGTTGGGTTTGTCCTGGTACGTTTCGCTGCCGACTACCTGCAGCCGGCGGAAGTTGTACTCCCCCGCGAGACCCCGGATCAGTGTAGTACAACTCTCGTCTACAATAAAGCCGGGTGCCCCGTCAATCAATACCGTCAGCTGTTCGTCCAGGGCCTCATACCGTATTAACGGATCGTTTGTGTAAGCCGGCATGGCCTCTATACCGGCCAGGGCGAGCATGTCGAACGGTGTCTCGTCGCGTGTTTGTGCCATGGCCTCGCCGCTGGGGTCGCCCGTGACCTCGGCCACGTCAAAGGTGGCAAACTGTGAATTCAGTAGATCCAATAGCAGCTTGCCAAACCCCTTGGCGCCCATGTTTACCGTGACCAACTCCCGCAACACGTACCACTGCCCGTTAAGCTGCCGTTGGGCTACCACCGCCGCAGGTGTACGACCAAAGTCTATACCGACGTGCAGCGGTATGCCTGGCGTGGCATGCACCACCCCCACGTGCAGCTGCTCGTTAAACCCCGGGTGAACCGGGCGACCGTCGCCGTGATTCACAAACTGGTTAGCCAGGTTCTGGCGTATCCATGATTCCTTCTTTCCGCCCAGCTGGTCTCGGTAGTAGTGCCGTGGCAGGTTGTTAAAGTTTTCGGCCCGGGGGTTCTCGACCCACCTGTTGCCTTCCTCGATGACGCCGCCAGGCTGTATACCTACCCACCAGTTGTGTGGTTTGGTGGCTGCCAGGGCTATCTTAGCCAGCCAGTGGTCCTTTGCGCATGAGTTGCTGGTAGCCAGACACTCAAACTTCGCGTCTGGCACGTGTGACTTGGGTGGGTACCGCTTCACCCGGCCAACGAGCATGTCAAAGTTCGCCTTGTGGAACTCCGCAAGCTCGTCGACCCATATCCCGGTTAGCTGCATACCCCTGGCCTTCTTCGTCGCCTGCTCACCGTCGAACGACCGGAACAATATCGTTAACGCTACCTTTGTGCCGTCCTGGCGGGCGTATTGCGCTGTCCACGTGATGGGGCTGGACATGTTCCACGTGCCAATGTCCATGTCATCCACCACCTGGCGCACGTCTGGGATCGTCGTGGACAGCAGATCCGGTAACGAGTTACGGGCAATACACCACCTGGAGCGCCGCACGTGGTGCCTGTCGGGTGTTTGGGTGTGCGCCGCACGCAGGATACGCATTATCGCCGCAAACGTCTTACCGGACCCCAGAGGACCTATCAGCACCCGCACAAACTCCTTGCGCCGGTCGAACTCCGCGAGCTGCCGGCCCTGGGGCTTGTACTTCAGCGTGACGCCGGGGCTGTCGCCCGGTACCGCCGCCTGCCTACCCATAGTCGTATACCACGGAATCCTCGGCGTGCTGGCGTGCCTCATCCGTCTGCTGCGCCAGGGTTATCACCGGCACGTCGCGCCATGGGCTGTGTATCGTCGGCCGGTACTGCAGCACACGGTGCACCTTGTGGCTGCCATCCAGGCGCTCGATGTACCTCAACTCAGTCTCCATTGTCGTCCTCGTCGTACCCGGTGTAGTCCATAGTAACCATTTTCAGCTCGCCGTCGTGTGTTACCTCCCGACGATCCCGGTAGTCATCCACAAATCGGTTTTTCATGACAAACATCAAACTACCTGAATTACCATCACGGGCCGCACCGGTCGCCTGCTCTTTTGCTAAATTTTCCCAAAAAAGCATTGACGCCTCACGCGCGCGCGTGCATGCGTCTTTAAAACTCGGATATTTGTCCTGCCACTCGTACAACGCGGAACGCACCACACCTATCGCCACCGCGGTGGCTGTCAGGCTGTCGCCGCGTTTGCCGTGCTCAATCACCAGCTTACAG